GACGAGATTGTAGTCCGCCTCAAGAAAGAGTATCCCGAGGGCTGCTACGTCGTCATCGTCAACAACGACCTGGTAGTCGAGATTCTCCCCGACGTGCTCGATGACCACTGGACGGCCACAATGTCGCCGTTCTCCGAGCACATTCATGCTGAACCTGAGGGCCAATCTCTGGTCCCGATTCAGGACATGACCAATGAGCTATCCAACATCACGCTGGAGACCATCGAGTTCGGAATACCAGAAACATTTGCTGACCCATCTGTGCTCGACTTCGAGAACTACTCCAAGTCAGAAGCACGACCGGGCATGGTTAATCAAGCAAAGGCTCCTTCAGGACAGAATCTCTCAGCAGGCTTCCATGACATTAAGGCTGCGAGCCTCTCTCAGGAAGTGGAGATGTTTGCTGACCGTCTGGATAGCTCGGCTCAATTCGTGGTTGGGACCTTCCCTACTATCTATGGCGGTGCTATTGAAGGAGGCTCCGGAACTGCTCGTGAGTATGAGCTGAGCCGCGCACAAGCTCTCCAGAGACTCTCAGGGACATGGACCGTCCTGAAGATTTGGTGGTCCCAGGTCATGAGCAAGTCCGTCCGGTCCTTCGCCAAGAACATGACGCAGGATGAGAAGTTCGTGAAAGAGCAGGGACAGAGTTTTGTCAACACGTGGATTCGTAAGGCCGAACTTCAAGGTAAGGTGGGCGAGATCGAACCCGAAACCAGCGAGGCCTTTCCTATCTCATGGGCACAGAAGCGCGACGTTCTTCTTCAACTTATCCAGATGCAAGACCCCCAGATCGGTCAAATTTTCATGCATCCGGAGAATACCTCTTTCGTTGCCGAACTCATCGGCATGGAAGACCTCTACATCCCCGGTGACGACGACAGGAATAAGCAGCTCATAGAGATTGCCCAGCTCATCATGGCCCAGCCGACTCCAACAGGAATCGACCCCATGACTGGGCAGGAAATGTTCCAATCCTCTGTTCCAGTTGACCAGGATGTAGACCGGCACGAGATTGAGGCTGAAATCTGCCTCTCTTGGCTGAAGTCGCCGGTCGGCATGGATACGAAGGAAAACAATCCTGCAGCATGGATGAACGTGCGCGCGCACTATATGGAGCACACGCAAATCATCCAGATGCAGATGCAGATGCAGATGCAACAGCAAGCTCAGATGCAAGCTGAAGGCGGCGAAGAAGCTGGTGGCGAGGGCGCTATGGAACCGCCCGCATAAGGAGACGTGATGGCTGACGATGACATGGACATCTTAAATGATGTCGGAGACCCTGGCAATGCTGGTGAACAGGGCACCAGTGACTCCGCGGAACCGGAAGTCGATGACGATGCTGTCGATGAAGGTGCCGAAGACGATGGCGAGGTCGAGGATGAGGGTGAAGAAGAGGACGAAGCACCTGAAGGCGAAGGGGAAGCAGAGGGCGAAGAAAAAGCTCAAGCAGAACCTGCTGTTGAAGGCCGACCAACCTATCAAGAACTGAAGAAGGCTGACCCGGATATCTTCAAGAAGGTTCCGGGACTGAAGGACATTTTCTTCCGGGAGCAGAAGTTCTCGGAGACTTTCGCGACCGTTGAGGAAGCACAGACCGCGGCTCGTAAGTCGGAGGACTTCGACGTCATCGACGCGAGCCTCCTGAATGGCGACCCGAGTCTTGTGTTCCAGCAGCTCGCGCGCAACGCACCCGGCTCCGTTCCTCTGCTGGTGGACAACTTCTTGCCCGCTATTCAGAGACTGAGCAAGGACCTCTACGTGCGGGCTACGATGCCCGTGCTGGAAGATCTCATTCGCATTACCTACAATGATGGTAAGCGTCTGAACGACAAGAATCTGATGTATGCTGCTGGGCACATTGCCAAGCACGTCTTCGGAGAGCCTCGCATCCCAGAGCCCAGGACACAATCAACGGGACCTCATCCTGCGGAGGTCCAGCTCAGGGAAGAACGGAACCGGCACTTCAACGAGCGGTATGGGTCGTTCAATTACGACCTCGCGACCGAGTCATACACTCGTTTGGAGAGGATTGCAGACCGGGGCATCAACGATCCGGAAAGCAAGCTGAACGGCTTCACTCGAAAGGCCATCACCAAAGAGGCATTAGCCGAACTCGACGAACGGTTGGGTGGGGATCAGCAACTCAACCAGACACTGCGCCAGCTGTGGAAGCGCGCGACCGTCGGCGGGTTTACGAAGGAGCACAAAGAGGCGATACTCAACGCGCACCTCTCGCGTGCAAAGCAGCTCCTTCCCGGCATCCGAAACAGGATGGTGGCAGAGGCTCTTGGTCAAAAGGTCAAGAGCAACAACAACAGGCAGAAGCGTGATATCCCGAGCGGCGGTCGTGGGGCCGTTGGTGGACGTGGGATGAATCGGATCAATCCTCGGAACATCGATTGGTCCAAGACATCTGACGAAGACATTCTCGCTGGGAAAGTCACGACGAGGAAGTAACAATCATGGCGCAGACAGAACTTCAGGTCAACGCCACCGAGCTGGAAAACGTCCAGGAGAAGGTTCCGGTCCTGTTCGAGCGCGAGGCCACGTTCTACTCGCAGATCGAAAAGCGGCCAGTGGACAAGGTATCCGCACGTGACATGCGGGTGCCCCTGGAGATTTCCCCCGGTGGCCTGTTCGGGCACTTTGAACCGGCTGGCGGCGACCTCGGTCGCGGTGAAGGGCCAGAGTTCGACAAGGCCCTCGTGTCAACCACCAACCTGAAGCACGCGGTTGAGTGGCAGACCAAGGCTCAGTGGGCAACGGACGACGCCCGCAAGGCCCGCATCAACACGTTCCGCCACATGATGGCAACCTCCATGAAGGAGTTCCGTCGTGCAGTGGATTCGCTGTGCATGACCAACGGCACAGGCACGATGGCGACCATCTCGGGCGTCAGCACCGTAGGCGGCAAGGACACCTACACGCTGGCAACTGACGGGTTCGGCGCGCGCCTGCTCCGTAAGAAGCACTTCTACAGCGTCTACGACTCGACGCTGGCAACTCGGAAGCCGTTCACGACGCTCGGTGCCCTCAACGGTGAGGGTCCCATCGAGTATTACGACGGCCCGAACAAGCAGGTTCGCTTCAACGCGACGGTTGCAGCACCTGCCGTGGCTGGTGACAAGCTGGTCGTCTCGGGGCTGACGGCGACTCCGCCGGTTTCGCTCCTCGGCGTCCCCTATCACCACAACAACGCTTCCGTTGGAAGCTGGCTCGGTATGGACCGTGCCCTCATCCCGGAGATTCGAGCGAACCGCGTTGCAGCGGCAAACTCGGCCTTCGCGATTCCCTTCCCACGGCTCGCAGTCAACAAGGTGTCCGACCGCGTTGGTTTCGACTCCGTGATGAAGATGGAAGCCTGGATGCACCCCGCGCAGGTGCAAGCATACGAAGAGTATGGCCAGCTGGTCTCCATCATCAACAAGCAGGCGAAGGAGGAAGGCCTCAACGTCTACTTCAACGACAACATGCAGATGGCCGGTGTGGGCATCCGCAAGTCCAACTCGTGGGACAAGACCCGCATCGACTTCATCGTGAAGGAAGTGTGGGGTCGGGCGGAGATGAAGGCGGCAGGATTCTACGATGTCGATGGCCGGAAGGTCTTCGAGATTCGTGGAGCTTCGGGCGGCGTTGCGGCGAGCCAGGTGTATTACATCGTGGCGAGCTTCAACCTGTTCGTCAACAATCCGGCTGCTTGCGTCTACATCGACCAGCTGGCCGTTCCAGCGGGCTACTAGTCAACGTAGGGCGGGGGGAGTGCCGGGACACTCCCTCCGTCAGGCTAATCATGGATACAAAGCTTCTCAAGCAAGTGAACGACCTGCTGGCGCGTGAGCTAGGAGAGTCGCTCTTTAATCGTCCGAACTATCGAGTTATCTGGTCTACTGGTGAGACTGAAAAGAGATTTGGAACCTTCAGCGACTACTACGGTAAGATATACCTTAGGACTGTCTCTGAGGTTCGAACTGTCTTAAAGTATCCCAACGATCAGGACCGCTGGATTTTGGAGCGCATCCAGTCGGCGGTAGGGAATCCTGAGTTGACGGAAGACTTTAGTTACGAGCCGATCTACGTGTTCAAAGACAAGCGGGGATTCCACCTCCCCCTGAACATGAGGGTTATCGAGTTTCTCGTAAAGCGCATCAAGCAACCTCCTTCAACTCAGGAGATTCGCACTCAGATGGAAGAAGAAGAAGCTGCTGCGGAGGAACGAGAAGTTGAGGAGTTCCTCGCTATCATTCACGACTCGGGGCGCTCTACGTTGTTCGCCTACGAAGACTCCGTGTTTCTGGATTCGACGAAAAGGAAGGTTACGTAATGGAATCGGCAACGCTCGTATCAATCGTCCCATGCACCATCCGAGAGCAGAAGCCCATCCTCCCATCCGAGTTCTACCTGGATGCTGGCAGTTTCCAGAAGCCGTCCATTCTGCTCGTGGGCAAGGGGATTAACGACATTTACGTCGGTGAGGGTCGTGGACAGGCTGGCCCGGAACGGTCGGTCATTCGTGTCCCCGTCGAAGCTGACGTCATCGCTGCGGCTATCGTGGTCGACTGGATGGAAGCCCAATATGGTGTCATTCTTCCAGACGCCATTCCGGGATTCTTCTGGGTGCCCGGCCACAAAGAGGTCAAGGACCTCACAGTGCAGCTTGTCGAAGCGAACGCACATCAGGTTCTCTGGTTCAAGAATCTGGTTCGCCTCGCCGATGACGACTGGAACAAGTTCAGGCAGCACAAGACCATCTCCGATATCCAGCGTTACGCCTGCAACGCGCTGAAGCTGGAACGTCCGTGGTTGCTGGACAACGAAATCATCCAGGCTCTCTCGGAGTGCCCATCGTGCTTCGAGAAGGTCAATCCGAAGGCTATCGTTTGCTCTCATTGCTCGTTCGTGCTCGACGCCGAGCGACACAAGGCGATGACTTACGCACGCGCGTAAAGTTCAGCGGGTGAACAATGGCTGATACTGCACAGGACGTTGTCAACGAAGCTCAGGGGTTGCTGAATGACCTTGGCGGGGTCTTCTATACCTTTGATTCTCTCCTGCCTTATCTCAACAAGGCATACAGAGAGCTGCAGGATTACTACAACCTGCATGGGCTGAAGACGACGGTAGATGTGTCCGTTCTGATAGCGGTCCCAGCGAACACAACACAGCTCACCAATCCACCGGCTGACTTGTTGCGTCCCATCACGCTGTCGGAACGGACACCGGGGACTCCCGAGCAGTTCACTGAGATGGACGAGCGGTCTTGGGAACCTGATGAAACACCAACAAATCACTTGCGGATTTGGGTCTGGCGCGAGGAAACGATCTTCTTCCTTGGTGCTCAGGCCGACCGCGAGCTAAGGATTCGTTACGTCAAGTCTCTTTCGGCCTTTAACGGAGCTGGGAGTCTGGTTGGCGTTGCGAATAGTAAGTCAGTTCTCGCGGCGCGCACTGCTGCTCTAGGAGCGCGCTACATCGGTGAGAATCCGACACGGGCTGATGAACTCGATGCGGAGACAGGTCAGGCCTTGGATAGGCTGATCGTGACGGCAATCCGACAAGGGCAAGGATTACCGACACGTCGTCGGCGAACTCGATATCGGGTTCCTAACTAAGGAGAAGTCAGATGTTTCAGGGATACGTTAGCAAGCGTTCCGAGAAGGTCGTCGCATCAGCAGCTACCATTGCAGCTGACGCAGACCAACTCGTCGTCACCGGCTCTGTGGCAATCGTCAACATCACACCGAAGGTCGGTGGAATTGCATCACAGGAGCTCACGCTCATCCCACTCGCGGCGCTCACCTGCACGGCGGCAGGGAACATCGCGGTGGCCGTGACGTTCGTTGTCAACCGTGCGACGGTGCTGGTCTTCAGCAAGTCGCAGGGAAAGTGGTATCCGCAGATCGCGGCGGTCTAAGATGCAGAAGGACCACCTCCCAATCACGGTCGACCAATTCCGCGGCACCTTCAACCGCGGCGAGGATGACGTCTGCCCTGGAGACCACTTCCTCGACTCATTGAACGTCGTGTTTACTGAGCATGGAGTCGAGACGCGAAAAGGGACGGTCCTGAACTTCACGCTAGCCGATATTCGTCGGATGGCGTCCTACAAGAGGATTGGTGAAGCGGACAGGTTGCTTATCCTGGATGGCACTGGCAAGCTCTGGGACTCAACGAGTCTAGCATCACCAATCCTTACCATCGCAGAGATGAAGGATTTTAGCATGGTGTCGCTCTATAACAGAGCTTACATCACGCCGCACAACAGTAACAAGGGTCTACCGGGCCAGAAGATATATGTCTACGAAGGCTCAGGTCTTGCTCGACCAGCGGCTGGTTCTGCACCGATTGGACCTCCAATCGTAGCTGCTACCTCCTCAACTGCTGGTAGTGTTGAGATTGGCAAACATCTCTTTGCTGTAGCTTACGAGACCATTTCTGGTTTCTTAACTCAGCCCGGACCAGCGACATTCACCCTCTACGACGCACCTGGATCAAAGAAGGTTAACCTTAGCAACATCCCGATTGGACCGGCTGGGACAGTAGCTAGAGTCCTCTTGGCGACGAAGAAGCTTGCAACGAATTACGCAGGTGACGCAGCCAATCAGGAGTTCTTCAGTATCCCTAACGGTCGCCTCGGAGATAACACTACGACGACCGCAGTAGTAGACTTCTTCGATGCAGACCTGCAAGCCAGCGTCGATTACTTGATGGACCAGTTCACGGAGATTCCAGCAGGTGTTGGTATCGGAGTCTACAAGAGCCGCATGGCAGTGTGGGGGACTGACACAAATGAGTCGGCCGTCTACTTCTCAGAGCCAGGGCAGCCTGAATCGTTCTCGGCTACTGAAGGATTCGTCTTGGCAAATCCAGGCGACGCCTCCGGAGGAGTCAAGAACTGTGTCGAGTTTCGTTCGCAATACTATCTACTCAAGGGTGGCGGAAAGACTTATGTCACCAACGAAATTGGAGACTCTCCCGCTTTCTGGGAAGTGACGAACGTCGACCTGAGTATCGGAGCGGAGTGCCACTCTATCGCCAAAGTGATGGACCTGAATGGTTCGGCACTGGACAACTTCTTCTCGGCTGACAGGTCTGGCCTTTATCTCTTTAATGGGACGTTCAGCAACAATGAACTCTCAAGGAAAATCGCGGATATCTGGAATCGTATCAACCGTCTCGCGCTTAATCAGGTCGAGATTGTTCATGACCCGATTAAGGCACTTATTTATTGTGCTGTTCCTCTCGACGGCGCTGATACTCCTACTCACCTTCTTGTGGGCAATATAGATGACGGGATAGACCCAGAGAACATTCGCTGGACGACTTGGCTGTTCCCCAAGAATCCAACTACCGTCGTAGTAGACTTGAACTCTCTGAGCAAGCGGACACAGTTCCGTTTCGGGTCGAGACAAGGTGATATCTACACTTACGACGAGAGTGCATTGGATGACTTTGGGCAGGCAATAGAGAGCTTCATCGAGACTGCTCTCTTGCCTCCTGATTCGCCAGACACGGACCCTGTTATCTATCAATTCGGTCACTTGCAGATTCGAGCGAAAGGTAATGGCGCACTGAACCTCACAATCTCTGGAATTGACCGCGCGCGCTCGATACAGCCGGCAGGTATCAGCTTAGGTCCGCAGCCTGGCCGGACGCTTGAGAGGATGCTGAACTTCCAGGATGAGCGAGCTTCTGTCAAGTTGCAAACCAATGGAGCAACAGACCACTTCCAGCTGACCCGTCTGAAGCTCTACGCCACGACTCTCTGGTTTGGTCGCGTTAACGTCTAATGGCTACGACGCGTATCACTACGTTCGCCTCGCTGGTTGAAGGTTATCAGCATACTGATCCAAAGTTGTATCAGATATTGCAGGCATTCGTCGTAGCAGTCGGTGAGCTACAGGCTGAACTCGACCCGATTGTCAAGACCATCACTGACACAGAGGGGACGATTGGAGCTATTCCGACAGCTCCTACATCCATCGGTTACGAAATTCTCCAGAAGTCAGTCCTGAGAATCTTCTGGGCAGGTGCTACAAATGCTTCGTCGTATGAGGTTCGTAAGGGACTGGTTTGGGATACTGCGTTTTTCGTGGCCTCGACGACGCAACAGGAAGTTAGACTCGACCCGATTCTGGTGGGTAATCATACGTATCTTGTCAAGTCGCGGAATGGACTGGGGGCTTATTCGTCAGCAATGATGCTGATTGCCATCACGATTCCCTCAATCCCTTCGCCGATGATGACAGCGCAGGTGATCGACAACAACGTTCTTCTACGCTACAGCCGACCAGACTCGACTTGGAGAATCAATCACTACGACATCTTCCGTAACGGACAATCAATCGGTGCTATTGCAGGGGAGTTCTTTGTCTGGTTTGAGGCTGCAGCGGGGACGTTTACGTATGGCGTAGAAGCTGTAGACATTGCAGGCAATCGGAGTCCGAGGACAACGATCAGCGTCGATGTTAGACAGCCACCAGACTTCGAGCTGATTGATATCCGTCGCTCACTACTCGCAGGTTATCGAGTTAATGCTCTAATCTACGGTGAGCCTGAACTTGGCTGGGACTACACGGACACGCAAGGATGGGCTACTGAGGAGTATGTCTGGTTCGCTGGAAACACTGGTAAGCTCCTTGTCTGTGTTGATGAGGACGATACCTGGACCACGCATTTCACTGAAGACTCATGGGACCAACCCTCAGACCAAGTAAACGCTGGATTCCCGATTTACATCCAGCCGGGTGCTATGACAGCACTCTATCGGGAGGAGTTAGATTACGGAGGCGTGTTCGATAACGTCATTATGAACGTCAGCTGGCTACTTCAGCAACTGACGAATCTTGGGGTGGTCAGTGTTGTATTGTCTATCGAAACTTCTATGGACGGTATCACATGGGACCCTCCAATAATTGGTAACTCAGTTTTCATTTCGAGCTTCCGATATGCACGACTGACTTTCAACTTTACGTCGAGCACCACGAAGGCTCTAGCACTTTTCTCTGACTTGACGATTTCTCTCGACGTTAAGAAAGAGCTCGATTCGGGATTCGTAACAGCCTTGGCAGCGGACCTGAACGGAACTCAGGTTGTGTTCAACAAGGACTTCAAAGATGTTGACTCTATAACCGTTACTCCAACGAAGCAACCAGAACCTTTGCAAGCCATCTATGAGTTCATAGACGTGCCGAACCCCACAGAGTTTAAGGTGCTGGTCTACGATAGCACGGGGACACGAGTCAACGCAGTCTGTAGCTGGAAAGCTCGAGGAATAGTCTAATGGCAACTCGCTGGATGAAATGGAACGTAGGGACGCACATCTTCGAATACTCGACAGATGGCGTCACCTTCAATCCACTACCACTCAATGCGAGCATCCTCACCGAGGGGACCATTGACCCCGCTCGTCTGCCTGCTGGTTTGCCTTCAGGTGGTGGCGATAATATCTTCACTGGAATCAACACTATATCCAACGTCGCTCCAGTTCTTCGATTCAACGAGACTGATGCAGTTGCTAATCTCAAGAATTGGGATATTGGTGTCAACGCTGGAACCCTCAGTATCCGAACACTCGACGACGCCTATGCGACTCCAGTCAATCTTCTGACTGTAAGCAGAAGTGGAGTCTTGAGTGTCAATGCTATAGGGGCTGGTGATCACGTTTTCTCTGGTGACACTAACACTAACTTCTTCATTAGCGTTGCCAACATCAATGCTGGAGTGACTGCCAACGCCGGTATCAACTTCAGAAACAACGTAGGCAATTACAGAGCACACATCGTTATCACGTCTAGCACAAATACAAATCCCGCTTTCGTCGCGGACGGATTCAATCTTTTCACTCAAGGTGTTGGGGGAATTAACTTCTGCTCATACAGTGCAGCACCAATCATTTTCAGGACACAAAACTTAGTCAGGCTAACTATTGGCAGTGCTGGAGATTCAATTTTCTCTGGGACGATTACCGAAAGAAATCGTGGAGCTGCAATTGGTGAATGGATTGATATCCCATTCAACGCAGCAAATTTTTCTGCTGCTGCTGGAGCGTGGACTGTAGAAGCTGCTGACCAAGTATACTTCAAGTATATGCTACTTGGTAGAACTTTGTTTTTGAGCTTCTACATTGGCACCAGCACATTGACTGCTACTACTACAGACGTAAGAATACTTCTACCTGCTGGATATACCTCTGCTGGATATTTCGAAAACCAGATTCGTATCCTAAACAATAACGTGAGAAAGTCTGGCATAGCATACTGTTCTACTAGTGGAACGGTTATACAGATTGGTCATCTCGATGGAGCTTCGTGGTCCGCAGCCACTAACACCAATTACGTCATTGGACAAATTGCGATTGGCGTCAATCAGTCCACCTAGGAGAAATTATGTCCCTCCAGTCCGACTATCAGCTCGCGCAAGACCCTGACTTCAGGGGCAAAGTGACGGTTGCCCTGAGCATCGTAGCTCGCAAAATCGTCGATGAGAATACTCAGACTCCCGAGGGTCAAGGGAGAGTTGCCATTGCCAAAGAGATTCTCTTGAACATCTACCACTTCGCTGAGCGCGCATGGCCAATCATCGCTGCTGATTTGAGCATTGATAGCTCGTCCAGTGATGAGCAGATCGTCATCGCCGTTCGCAAGGCCGTATACGCACTCGTCCGATAGGAGTCACCGATGCCACTGAACGTCGACGTGAATCAGGCCTTAGTCCTGTTGGGCCACAAGACATTGGAACTTGAGCTGTTGCGTGCTCAGTCCGAGCAAGTCGCTCAGGAATACAACAAGCTCAAGGAAGAGAACGAAGCCCTCAAAAGTCACATTGACGAGCTTGAATCCGAGCCGAGGTTGCGTGAGGTTAAGTAATGGCTGATTGGTCGCTACCTACACTGTCGAGCCTTTATGTTGACTTCGTTGCGCAGGTCGATGCTCGTCTGGACGATGCAGCTCAGATGTTCTCGGCTGGGCCAACTAATCAACCTGTTGGCTCGATTCGTTACAATCGCACAACAAACTTACTGCAAGAGTGGGATGGAGCGCAGTGGGTTGATAAGCTAATCTCGGTGGCCGGTGGTGGAACTGGTGCAAGTGATACCGAGGGGATTCTGGACAATCTCAATCTTGGCACTATGGCAGTCCAGAACGAGAACGCAGTTAATATCACTGGTGGCTCCCTCACTGGCATCACTGGTCTAGCATTAGTTGGTAACATTTCGTTTGTAGCTGACAATGCCAACAAGATCGGAACGAACGCAAATCGACCGTCAACAATCTACGTTCGGTCTGGTCTCGTGATTCCTGTCGGCGTTGATAAATACGTTACGAGCTAATGGCTAAAGTCCCTGGAAGTCTTTGGATTGAATCCACAAATCTGCACTTCGTTGCTGAGGATGGCACGGAGTGGAGATATGTCGGTTCACAGGTTACGCCGGGTAGTGCTGGTCTCCCTGGCTCAGTGTGGGTCGAGGGAGACTATCTCTGGTATGTCGATGCTGGCGGTTCTGAGCGGCGACTTATCGAGCATTTCATAAAGACAACGACTGGAATTGCAGGCAGTCTTTGGGTCGATAATCAGAAGCGACTCTCGTGGTTAGCATCTGATAAGGCACATCGACAAGGCCATACAGATGTGGCTCATGTTGACCACAACGATGCTACTCACACTGACGAAAGTCATGGTGATTTAGTTCATACGGACATTGCACATTCTGACTTCTCGCACCAAGACCATACTGATAATACTCATAGTGACGTTGCTCACTCTGATGTAACTCACGTCGACCACACTGATAACGACCATGATGACCTCTCACACTTAGATTCACATACCGACGTGACTCACGTAGATACTCACTCAGATGCACCACATAACGATACGCAACACAACGATTTCACTAACCACGTTGACCATAATGATGGTGCTGGTCATTCGGACGTTGTTAATCATGCTGACCTACATGGGGATAACCACGGGGACAGTCATGGTGATACTCCGCACTCAGACACGGCCCACTCAGATAGGGCACATTCTGATCATACGGACAACGACCACGACGATACGGCACACAAGGATGTGGCTCACAGTGACGTAACTCACAATGATCATAAGGATGGTCATGGTGATACGCCATTTAACGACGTGGCGCATATCGACGAGGCACACGTAGACGCAGGACACGACGACCACGGTGATACACCTGGTCAAGCGCAACCCGAGTTTGTGGAGTAGGAGATTGACATGCCAACGTATACTCTCAGTTACGACATTCCGCATGCTATTGCGGATAACCTCGTCAGAGCACTTCCAGCTGGGGGTGGCCGCTTGTATGTTTCTGCTGGGACATCACCCTCATACGATTTGAGCAACAATCTGGATATGAGTGGTGGGAGGAACGTCACCGCAGGGTCCGGAGGATATCTTCCTTCCGGTGAAGTTGTTGCAGCAAGCTTCATTCGAGTCAACGGCGGCACATCGACCGTCAAGATTACAAGGGAATGAGCGTCGAACTGAATCCCTCCGGCGTCGCGTGCAATATAGGCTGCGTGTATTGCTACGAGAATCCCATGCGTGACGCGAAGAACGTCAACGTCCCTTGGGACTGGGAGAAGGTGCGCGCCGCTCTGGACAAGGAAGGAGCTTTCTCCCTTCATGGTGGTGAGCCACTCCTCGCGCCATTCGCTAGAGTCAAGCAGGCTCTGGAGTATGGATTCAAGCGACATGGACATACTGGTGTCCAAACAAACGCAACGCTCATTACCGATGCCCACATTGACCTATTCAAGCAGTGTGCTACCCATGTGGGTATTAGCTGTGATGGGCCACTACAGTGCTCCGATGCTCGTGCATCTGGCACCTTAGAGGAGACAAGGGCAACTACCCTAAAGACTACTGAAAATATCGAACGGCTCATGCGTGAGGGCATTGGGGTATCCCTCATTACGACTCTTTGGAAGGGTAACTGTGATGAGGAATCGTTCCAGATGCTTTGTGATTGGTTCCTCCGGCTCGACAAGCTAGGGTTGAGATGGGTGAATTTGCACTACCTAGAGGTTGATGGAGCTAAGGCGTCAAAGCTTCGCGTCGATATGCCGCTCCTTATCGAACGTATGAAGCAGCTCATGTCCCTCGGAAGGCAGTTCACCCATCTCAAGTTTACGAACTTCGACCAATACGTCACTCTGCTCCGAGGCAAAAGCGAGGATACTGTTTGTGTCTGGCATGCCTGCGACGTATTGACAACTCCTGCTGTTCAAGGTATCAACGGCCAAGGTGAACTGACAAATTGTGGCCGGACCAATAAGATGGGAGTCGATTGGACCAAGGCTGACGTAGCTGGTATTGAGCGTCAACACGCGCTCTACAACACGCCCTACAAGTATGGTGGTTGCAAGGGTTGCCGCTTCTTCCTCATGTGCAAGGGCGAGTGTCCTGGCACTGGTCTTGACGGTGACTGGCGCAATCGGACCGAGCATTGTCAGGTTATCATGGCTATCTTTGAGCACTTCGAGAATGTCATGTTGGACCTCGGTGAAACTCCGGGGTCATTACATCCTGACCGAGAGAAATGGGAACATCAATTTTTGAGCGCGAACAGACCAAGCTCAGCTCATGCTGATTCTCCGCATGGGGACTCGCATGGTGACCATACGGACGGTCGTGTTCAGGCAATGGCAGAGGTGAGGACGTAATGGAAACGGCTTCGTTCAGGTTAGAAGATTTTACTCGGTTGCAATGGGCACCACAGGCACGTCATGTCTGGGAACCTCGTTTTCAGCAGGTGTCTCGCTCGTGGCAGAATATCGAGATTGACCTCGTAGGTGCTGGTTTCAAGGCTGGAGCATTGCTTGTCGTCCCTCCGGAACGTATGGCTGATGTATCTCGTCTGGCCAGCACCTACGGGCTTGTGGCATTAGTGTTAGCACAGCAGGGGAGGGGGCCTAGTTCTTATGCGTCCACTACTGCGGCTTACGTCGAAGGTGCTTCGTTCGACTATCGCGTTGCCATCTGCAAAGCAGCAGTCACCAGCATGTGGACTGAAGCTTGGAAAGTCCATGACGATGAAGCAATCGGTGTCCTCTTGGGATATCCTGAGTGCTGTCGTCGATTCTTCAAAGATACCTGGGTGGCCAAAGAGCTAGTCGACACTACTTGGGCGCAGGCTCTAAATACCGGCGAGCCACGGGAAGGTATCATCACTATCCATCCCGACCCGGCTTGCAATGTCACTTTACGCCATCTCGGGCTGCGATGGGTGTCGCATCTTCCGTGCAGCTTCAAGTGTGAGGCGACGAGGACTTACGTTGAGGGAGCTTCTAAACTCATCAGGGCGAACTTCTTTGAGGAGTATCGCACTCTCAGTGAGGCTCTCCAGTGGCCTGTGAAGTGGACGGCGCTGCATGGTATCGCTGAGATAGTGACGCCGGTGTGCCGCATCATTAGCCGCACTGACGCTACGTATACCAAGAATACCATTCTTCAGCACGGGGCATTGTATCCCAATGAAGGTGCGAGAGGTAACGAATTCCCCTTCAGGAACAACACAACCAAGGTCAAGTTCCTAAATAAGGATACTTGGACCTTGAACGGTTTTGGTAGTTTCGAAGCGATGGTCGCAGCACACAACCTCGTGGTTGCAGCAGCACAGAACTGCAAAGACCAGTCAATCATCGACCTCGGATGTGGCACTGGCGAGCTGTTGAAGATTTACAAGGATATCGCATCTGAGCTGCATGGCATCGAGTCGAACGACGAAGCCTTTAAGAAGGCCCAGAAGATTGCAAATGTTCGCTGCATGAACATATTCGACCCTCGTGTTTTCGACCGGAAATACGATGTGGCCTTTATCTCTGTGCAGCGGTTCATTGAGGCACCCAATCAGGAGCAATTGCTGGAGCGCCTCAGAACTTGGACAAAGGCGACGGTCTTCTACTCATACGGGGAGATGGAAGGATGGAAAGTAATCAAGCGGACACCAGACCTGCTGATAGGGCCGAACTCGGCACAGAGAGTGGACTGGTAGTCAGGCGATACCATCCGAGCGATCTGGCGAAGATTGACGAGCTGTGGAAGAAGCATCATTCACATCAGTTCTCGTTGCCGCAGTTGGAACCGTCAATCATCACCTGCGTTGTTGAAGATGACAAGGGACTCATTGCCTTTGGCAACCTAAGGGTGTTTGCTGAGACTTACATGGTAATGGACCATGACAGGTCAAAGCTGGAACGAGCGCGCGCCTTCAAAGAGATAATGCCCGTAGCAATCATGGGCGCGCAACGTGCAGGGATAGACCAGATACATGCCTGCACTCAGGATCCGGACTTCGCCGACGTGCTTCGGAAACACTACGGATTTTGGGATGTTCTCGGGGAGCATCTTATCAAGGAGGTAGAGTGATGTTTACGGTGACTATTCTCCTCATTCTCTGTGCTCTCGCTGCACTCCTGATGCACGCTTTGAAGCCAGGCGTGGTGCCACTCTGGATAGCTGTGCTGTTCATCATCGTGGCCATCCTCGTTACTGCGCTACCGATTAGGTAAGGGGAAACGACATGTCGAGTGGTGGCAAGGAAAAAGCTCAGACGAATCGGATGATTCAAGAGCAGAGCGCCTGGGGTCGAAAAGGCTCCGACGCTTTCAACGCTATCGCACAGCCACAGCAACAGGGCGCTGTGAATGCTGCGAACAACATTCAGCAGGCAGCCTTTGACAACTTCAATCGAGTTGGTCAAGGAGCAGGCTGGATCGACCCGAACATGCGGACTGCTTACCTGAACTCTATCGGGGTAGGTCCAGGAAGTGGCAGTAACGGAAGCGGCGGAAGCAGTGGCGCTGCACCTCCCAAGCCAAGCCAATACGGTGGGGTCAGAGGCCTCTACAACGAATTCTCCGGTAAGGGCGGAGGAGTCGATGCGGCACCCATCCGTGCGGCTATGGCAGGGATGCGGGACATTGCAGGTTCTGGTGGTTGGTCACCGGAAGACCGAGCCAAGCAAGAAGCCCTCATCGGCCAGTTCGAGGAGATGGGCAAGACGGGTGGCCTTTCCGCTGACGACATGAATCGGATGCGTGGCGGTGGTGTCTTTGAGGAATTCCAGAAGACAGGCGGCTACACTCCCGAGCAAATCTCAGACCTTCGTGCGCGCTCCAACTCGACCATGCCAGCCTATTATGATGCTGTCCGACAAGGGCAGAATCGTATGGCGAGCATTCAGGGAGGCAATCCCGCTGCATCAGCTGCTATGTCTGCTCGATTGGCTCGGGACCAGGCAAAGGGCATGCGCGAGCAAAGCCTTGATACCGAGCTTGGCCTGAACGAGCAGATTCGTGAAGGACGTCGGTGGGGCGCTGAGGGTGGTGCTGAAGCTGAGGGAGTTCTCCAGAATCTCCGAACTGGCAACATGCTCAAAGGGATGGGTGGAGCTGCCGATACTCGTGGCAACATGCTCAACAGCATCGCCCAGAATCGAACTGCTGCATCATCAGGCTGGACTCAGGGCGAGCTTGGACTTGGTGGCCTCATCCAGGAAGGTCGCCAGTTCGGCACCAAAGGTCTGGAAGGGCTTGCTGACAGAGAGGCCGCGGCAGCTCGGGCAAACGCTGCAAATCGTTCGGCCAGCAACGCAGCGCAGACCCGAAACCTCCAGTGGCTTGCCAACTTTGAGGCAGGCAACACGATGGATGCTGGTGGTGGCATGACTGACCTCTACAGGTCCACACCTGGTGAAGTCAACATGTGGAATCAGGCTCTGCTGGGTAATCGTGGCATGAGCATGAACGAGCAGGGACAGGCTGCAAGTCAACACATGCAGAACAACCCGTATAGCAGTGCCCTACAGAACATCAGCGGAGTCGCTGGTATGGCTGCAGGTGCCATGACTGGACTCGGTGCTCTTGGTATGGGTGGCGGTGCGGCCAAGGCGGCGACGGGTGGTCTAGGTGCCAATCAGCAGGGTTGGAATAACATGAGTCGCTACTTCAGCGGTAACTAACGATGCCAAGACAATACGGCGACCCATATATCGAGCAAGACTCATTCTTTCCATCCTATCGGTCAAGGGTGGATGAGGAGGGGTTTGGCTCCATCAACTTCGGTGCTCAGAACCAATACGGCGAGAACTCTCTAGATAACTGGAGAAGTCAAGCCCGACAACAGGAGCAGCCCCAGAGTGGCGGTGGTGGAGGCTTCATGGATAGCCTCAGGTCTGCCTACGGGAAGACTCCGGCGCTGGACGAATATCGTAGCTACCTGAAAACTTCGCCGCAATCGGGTGATTACAAGCCGAACTGGCTTGAACGTATCGCATCGGGCCTTGCTGGTGCCTCGGTTGGATATCGTGACCCAGCCAAAGGTGTCGAGACTGCAATGGGCATGAACAGGTCGAAGTATGACACTGCCCTGAAGAACTACTACGCTCAGGCAGCGCCTCTCAAGGAAGCGGCCGGCTTGGAGCGTGAAAGTCAGAGCGATAGGGTGAAGGCTCTGTTGGAGGGTCGTAAGTCTCAAATGGACTACCTTGATTACGAGAGAAATCTCACCAAGGACGAGAGGGACTACCTCATTGCCACGGGCAAGCTCAAAGTCGACCAAGCTGGTCACAACTTGAACGTAGAGAAGTTTGGCTACGACAGGACTAAGGGTGATCGAGACTACAACCTCGACGTCTACGAAGCCAACTCGCTCAACAAGTATCGAGGCGGCCAGCTAGGTATCGAGGGCTATCGGGCTCACACCGGCAGGATGGATACGGAATCCGCTATCGAGCGGCGTCGTGACCAAACCTTCTTCGACAATCAGGGTCTCAACAAGGGCGATGTTGTGTCTGCTGCGGATATTGGGAGGGCTGAGAAGGATGCTCTCGGTTCGATGGCGAACGACTATCCGCCGGGGACCATCGCATACAACGAATACTCCGACCAGTGGCAGATTGGCCCGAATGTAGACCCGGATACCCGCGCGACGATTCTCGAAGAAGCAGAGAAGCGAGCCACTTCTCGAACACAAGGGCGTCTCAGCGGCATCGGTGGTGGAGGGGTGAACTTCGGAGGAACTTACAATCCGAACCCACCTGGACCACTACCGAACTTTGGACCTTCACAGAACGACCGTCGGGGCGGTAGTAAATACATCGGAGGGAGACAGTAGCCATGCCTCCTCCAGGACAATCGTGGCGTTGGGAAGACCCTTCGACTGGTGAGTCGGGGGTCATGCCTTGGGGTCAGGAACGTGACCCTACAGACTACGAAATTGACTCCTATCGCTCTCGTGAGAGATGGGATAGTGAGAATAGTGGTCTGAAGAATTGGGCCAGAAGCTATATACCAGACGAAGTCGAGGACTGGTGGGCAGCTCGAAACAAGC